TCTCCACCCAAAGTCATAATTGGATCATCTATTGTTATTGTTGTCGAATTAACCGTCGTAGTAGTTCCATTAACTGTCAAGTTACCAGTAACCGTTAAGTTATCATCAACTTGAACTGTTCCACCAGCTGAGTCTATAACAAGGTTGCCACTAGAAGTGTCAATCTCGCCATCAGCAGTAACACCAACTTTAACATTACCAGCTGTTATACCAGCAACTGTTGGGCTAGAACTTGTATCAATAGCAATTGAAGGCGTAGCACCTTCACCAGAATTATTTGATAAGGCTATACCAGTACCAGCAACTAAACTAGCTACATAGCTACCAGTTGTTTCTGTACCAAGTATTACACCATTATCTTTAATTGTAACGACACCAGAACTTACAGCAAAATTATCTGAGTTAAACTGAGCTATACCTTTAGCACTTGTACTACCAAATATATTAGAGTCAGTTACATTTACTGCTATTTCTACTGAATTATCATCACTACCTGAAGTTACTGTTCCAGTTATGCCATTACCATAAGTAATATCTTGTAGTGTTGGCAAGTGAAACACTTCCACGCTGCTATTGTTATGACGGCCTACATACAGTTTTTTACCAGCTTGACTTAATGCAAGCTCACCACTTAGCAAAGAGCTAGGTGCGCTTGTATCAGTATTGCTACTATGGCGTTTTATCTGAATGGTATTAGCCATACTTTTCTCCTATTAAGTAAATGTTCCACCGTTAAGTGTAGAGACTCCAGCTACAAGGACTTCATTCCAAGAGTCTTCATCTCGAACATAAAAAACATCATTATCTGAATCATAGTGAAGATCTCCTTCACTGACACCAGAAGTTGGAGCACTTGTACCTGTGGTTACTCCTTGTATTGGCAAACTCTGTATTAATTGGTCTGCACTTCCGTTGTCTATATATAAATTACCATCATCACCTCTAAAGCAAATCTTTGTATAAACATCTTTAATTTTGTTTGGTGCTGATAAAGTTCCAGCCATTAATTCTCTCCTGATATTACTAGTTCAGTAAATGTGACTGAAGCAATATTGCTATCTGTAAAATCTTCAGAACCTACTGTTATTGCTGTATATGTAGGAGTAGATATATTGCTTGTTGCACTTAACGTAGGAGCGTTAGGCCTAGCAGAGGCTATATAGCTAAAATCATCTGGTGCGTCTTGAGGGCTAAAATTATCAGCACTGTAAGAATTAAAATATTGATTATCTCCAAGCTCGCTAAATGACCAAGAAATGTCATCCCATTCTGCTAGACCAAAATTATTAGTCGACCAATCAAATGCTCTAGTGTTTATTGCCATTAATAAAGTCTTCCACCTTGTGAAGTTCCAAATCTATTTGTACCAGTTCCTCTGCCACCATATCTTTGAACTTCTCTCCTTTGAGAGGAATTGTATCTTTTAGGCTCCTGTCTCATACTAGGATCATATCTTGTAGGCTCTTGCCTTTGAATAACACCTTCTATTGGATTTTTTTCTACTTTATCTGTATCTCTGTTTTCCTCAGTAAACATATTAGATGGGCCTAATTCCATTTCATCAGCTTGTCCTTGAGCAAATCTTAAAGCTCTCATTGTATTTGGGCCTAACATTCCATCTTCTGTTAAAGCTTTTCCATCAGCTCCTTTAATTCCAGCTGCATTCATAGCTCGTTGCATTTGCAATACCTGCTCATTATCTGATGGGTCAAAATCTCGCATCATTTGTTGAGTAAGTCCAAACCCTGTGTTTTTAGCAATTCTTGATTTATCAGCATAATCAGCACGAGGTGACGGGATATCTGCTCTTTCTTCAGCTATATTAAACTGGTCTTGTCCTGTAGGAAGAGCTTCACCTGTTTGCATTCTTGCTTGCGGATTAACCGCTTCTGTTATTCCAAGGTTTCTGCCAAGCATGCCAAGGAATCCTTTCATTCTTTCACCCATAATATTCTCCTTAAAAATCTACTGGTTTAATGTATTTAACTGTACCAGCTCTAGCACGATAAGCATAATTCCTACCTTCCCTTACTCCTTTTTCAAATTTCTCATGAAAATATTGAGCTAAAGGTAACTGTTCTGGTTTCTTTTCATAGCCAAGAGCTATAGCTTTTGCAACTATGTAATCATGAAATTGCCCTGGAAAATCACTAGTAGCTGTCCAAGAAAAACTGTTGCTATTAGGCTCAGTAAACTTAGTAGCTTTTTTATAATAAAATAAAGTAATCTTCTTACCATGCTGGTCAGCATCAGGAGAATAAAACTTTTCAGCTACAGGATCATATTTAGCAATGCCAATAGCATCTCTTTCTGTCCACCAAACCCATTTATTAGTAGCATATCTTTTGCTATAATTATCTACATAGGTTCCAGCCATTATGTCAAGTCCCTTCTTACTGGTCTTCCAACTAGCTTAGGTATGTTAACATGGTCTGTTGAGCCATCAGCTCCTTCCATATCAACTGATTTTATTTCAAGAATTGATTCATCTAAGGCATAGTATCTTTGTCCATTATTGCCATCTAAATCAAATTGTGTGGCTCTTTCAAGCATTCTTGTTCTTTGACTGTATTCTTCTTGTGCAGTGTTTAGCATTTTAACTATTTCTGTAACTCCAAGGTCAGAATGATGTTGTTGTACTAGTTCAACCATTTCTTTAAGTTTCATTGCCTAACTCCTTCTACTGTTGAATCTGTAATCCCAGGAGCCATATAAGGTGCCATAAACTCAGCCAATTCTGCTTTTACTACTTGATATTGTCCTTGTAACCACTGGTAATCTGTGGTTAATTTACCAATAATAGTAGTATATAATGTAATCTTTTTTTGAACATTAGCATTAAACTCCGCTAAAGCTTCTCCTGCTTGAGCTTGTCTAAGGGCTAATTCAGTTTGAAACTTTGTACTATTTATACCAGACTTAGCAGATTCTTCAGCTATCTTTGCCTGATAAGTTTGCATATCTACATTAAACTCTTGCATTTCTTTATTAATATCATTTTGATATTTAGTTAGCCATCCAGTTGCTCTTTGTAGCTCTGAAGCAGCTGTATTTAAAGTGGCTTGAGTCATTTCTTCATCTTCATCGTTAAGCCAATATAATGCAGACTCTGCACTGGCCCCATCGTCATCAGCTTTATCAGTTTGAATTAAAGCTTTTACAGTAGCCATAGCATCTGTATACTCAGATGGTAAGCTTGCCTGAATATCTAAACTTGGGACAGCACCAACATCACTTTCATTAAAAGAAGCTGGTAGATCAGCGGTTACTGTTATTGAAGTACTTAAATCTGTTATATCATTAAAAACTGCAGTATCTGCATCTAAATCAGTAGGAAGTTTAGCATTACTAGCTGCCATTTTATTGTGTAATAATTGACCAGCTGCATATAAAACTACAGCATGATACATCTCAGAGGGGAAATTATCTATAGCACTGTCACTATGAGCTACTGATGTGTCTGGCAATACTATACTTATCTTTACTATTTCGTCATTATTTGGAACAGGAAGTACATTAAGAACAGCATTGTCAATATAGTAAACTGGTGAATTTTTACTTGCATAATAAATGCTATCTACATTTTTAGCATTGCTTCTAAAAGCTGCATTTATTGGGCTACACTTCAATTCTTCTCCATTTGTTGCGTCACCATTTCTTCTTACTACATCTATAATTTTTGCATTAGTACTTAGGGTTAATGTTCTAGCGCTATCATTTAATGTTTGTAAAGAAGCAAACAAAGGTAGCATATTAGGATTAGTCTTTTCTACTTGATTAATAACCCATTGGACACCATTAGCTAAGAACTTTGATATTTCAGTGTTCTTGTTAGTGGTAGTACCAGCGTAATATCCTACTTCGTCTACGAATGCCATTATCCTGCTTCTTGACCCCTTCTAGTCCTAGTCATTCTTTCACGTCTGCTCATTTTCTTAGGTTTAGGAGTAGATCTATCTACCTTCTTAGCAGTTGATAATAATTTGCCACGAGACATACCCATCTTAGATGCGTAGTATTTTATTACTGACATTCTATTGTTCTTCATTGCTGATACTAAAACTTTTGCTACGGCTGCGTTCATTTTTTACTCTTTTTACTTTTTTTAGATTTAGTGTTTTGTTGGCGTCTGCTATTGTTATTTACTTCTTCTTTTCCAGATTGCCAAGGCCCACCAATTGTATTACTAGTTACTATTTTCATATTACTCTCCAGTAAGGGGGGCTAAAGCGCCCCCCTTAAATTACTGAATTATGTGAACTTTAACAAGGAGTGAGTTTCAGGAAGTGAAATCTCAAGACCAGCTTCGGTCAATACGATATCTTTCCGTCCGTCAACATTGTTGTTCTGTACATTAGTGATAATCTGCGTGTCTCTCGACGTGCCATTAGCAGCTAATGGACGATAAGCTACGTTCTTTAGGTCAACCATAACAGCATAGTCTTCCCACATTCCTCTAAATAGAGGCTGCTCAACAAAATGCAAATCACCGTAAAGAGTATTTACTTTAGTTACATTATGTCCGAAAGAACCTTTGATGTTTTGGATATCTAAACCATAACCATTTGAACCACCGCTAGTAGTAGCTGTGTGTCCAAGTGCCATAGTATTACCTAAGAATGAACTACCGCCAAGCTTATTAAAGTATGAAAGAACTTTACGAGAAGCAAGAACTAGCTTGTTACCGCTATTTCCTGATTCAGGTGAGAACACATCTTCCATAGCATCAATAAAGTCATCATAAGAAGATGAAGCGTAAGTAAAGTGTTTAATTTTACCATAAGCTTCTGTATAAGGTACAATACCCCATGTTCTTCTTACTGGGCCTCCAACGCTAGAATCGTCAGATCCTACACCGAAAAGCATTGCATGCTCTAAGTCCATCTTGTGTTCCATTAGTTTCTCTTGCCATACTCGCTTATACTCATTAGATACACCACGATAGCGGGTAGCTAATGAAGTTCCACTAAAGAGAGAGATAGCAGTTTTAAAAATCTGCGTATAGCCTTCTCTATCGTAAAACTCGTCTTTCCATCCTTCAGGATCAGTTGAACCTTCAGCAAAAGCTGAACCAACAACTTGACCTTTAAAACCAGCATCTATACGTAGTAAACCAGCATTATCAGGCGTTAATTGCCCGTTAACACTAGCAGTTGGCACGTACATTGCTTTGATAAATGTCGCATTAATTTGAGCATAAGTAGCGTTAGTAGTTAAGTCTGGGTCAGCGCTTATTTTATAATAAGCAACCACAGGAACATCACCACCATCGCTTGCGTTTGCATCATACTCTGCAGCAATTGCTACAATCTGGTCTTTTAAAAGGAATCCAGGTTGTGTAGCACTTGTTACTTCGCGACCATATGAGTCGTAAAGACAGTCAACTTGAAGGCCAGTAACATTCCATGTATCTGCATGATTAAATGCTTGTGTAACCTTATTAGTCTTTACTTTAAAGTTTCTACGTTGCCACTGATGACGCTGCTCTAAAAATTTAAAAACAGGATCGTCAGTAGGCTTTTTAGCTACTTTAGACAAATATGTGAAGAATGGAGACTGCTTAGGAGCGAGTTCAGCAACTCTGTCCCCAAAGTTAAACATCCGTCTGGAATGATCAACTGAGGAACTATTCATACCACCACCGCTGGTAGTGCTAAATACGTTTGCCATAATTTACTCCAATTAGTTTCCGTTTAATTAATTAAAAGGGTTTTGTTTATCAAAGTCTCCAATCATGCTATCCATGATACGGTCTTCAATAGAACCCTCGTTTTGTCTATTTTGAGAAGGCATCACACCCATAGAAGGAGGTACTTGCTGAGCTCTTTTAACTTGTTGAAATTCCCTAGAAGGAATCGCAGGTTGAGTTGAACTCGTAAGTCCTTTATCTACAGAATACAATTTCCAAAGATTATCAATGTTTATAGAATTAGGGTCAGACATAACTCTAACAAAATCATCAGCTGTTTGTGAATCAACATTATATTGAGACATAACATGAGTCTTGACATTGTTAACTTGTTCTGCTGTCTTAGCCTCTGCTTCACGACGCTGAATATCTGCTTGACGTTCATTCTTCATCTGTTCGCGTTCGTCTTTTAAAACCGCCATTTGATATTCAAACTGCATATTCTTATAATCATCCATTTCATCACGCCATTGTTGCTCAGCTTGAACAAACCTGGCGCTTTCAGAAGATGGATCAGACATTGCATCATCCATGTTAAAATTGTATGGTTTTTGTGGCTTCTCTGGTGGGTCTGGGAACGACTCTTCTACAGCTTCTTCTTGCACAGCTTCAGGCTGGGGTTGAGGTTGAGTTTGTTGTGCAGCTAAACTATTAAACTGTTGCTGCAACTGTTCTTTCTCATTTCTCAACTTATCAGCTTGAGATTGCCAATATTGATATCGTACTTCATCGTTACTTTGGTTAACTTCAACAGATGGTTCTTCTTGGGGTTGTTCGGGATTTGCAATTTCCTCTTCAACACTGTCAAAGGCTTCTGCTACGGAACCTTCCGCACCACCAAAAATGACGTCATCAACTAAAGAGCCCTCATCTTGCAAATCTACCGAGCGTGGTTCTTCCACAGCTGGTGCATCTACTTGAGGGGTATCTAGTACTTGCTCTTCTGTCATTATTTATCCTATTCTTTAGATTGCTTCTTCTTAGGGCTTGAAGAAGGTGAATCTGGTTTTGAGGCTTCTGAAACCTCTTTTTTTACTTGCCCTAAAGCGTCATCTAGGCGTTTCTCAAAAAGAGTGCCAGACATTTTAGCCCTATTCTCAGTTCCCTTCAAATTGGACTTCGTTTTTTCGATTTCGGCTTTCATTTTGGCGTGATATACTTCACGCTCTCTCGTTTGCAAGTCTCCTTGCATAGCTTTTATAGTTTCAGTTGCTTGTTCTAATTGAGACTGCAACTGTTGTATTAAATCTGTTCTTTGCATTACGCCTTCCATATCGAATACTTCTGTTTTCTTCAATACTTCTTGCTTATCAATAATACCTTTCTCAAAGGCATCCATATACATTTCAAGCTGTGCCATTCTATTTGTTGGTAAGGTAGAGCCTGTAACGACTACTACGTCATATTTACCAACGGTAATATCATTAACAACTTTTATTTCTTGAGTCTTATCATCATACAGTCTTTTATTAATAACATAATCACTTATACTGTTATTTGGCTGTATTAATCTAAATACTTTTTGAGTAGTATAAAGCTGTTGCATCATTGGAATAGCTATCATGCCAAGTCTGTTAAGACCAGCTTCAATGTCCGCAAGTTTACTTTTCATTTTGCGTTGACCAAACTCATCAAGACTTACTGTTGCTTTATATGTATGAGGAGCAACTGAAGAGTTACCCATAGTCATTTCATATAATCCTAATTGATGGTCTATGTCATTTTTAGCTGTTTGCTCATTTGAATACAGTTCGTTCGGCAAGGGAGTTGGCTGAACTGGTGTTGGCTGCCCCTGATCAAAATCAACCTCGATGGCTACTCCAGGCTGGGCCCATTTCTGCTCAAACTCCCTCATATCTACCGAACCTGATGGTATTAAAATTTTTGTGTTTGTGCTTGTAGTAGCATGGGCGATAATAAGGCTTCTCGTCTTATTGATATATTCCTGCATACCTTTGACCATACGAACATCTGACATGGGATAGGGGGTTCTGGTATGTTGATTCATAAAGAATACAATAGGATACTTATCTATAGGGAGGATACGAGAATAAAGATGCTTATCGCCCATAATTACACATTGTTTAATTCTTCTAGTTGGGACTGTAACAACTTGTATCATTTCGTTTTCCAATAAATCAGCAAAAGTAATTTGTTGTATCTCTGGTTTTTCTGGAAGTTCTAAATTTCCTTCTTCCCTTCCTTGAGCTAATTGTTGCTCATATTGCTGACTTAATTGCTGTATTAATAGCTTTGCCTGCTCAGCTTCTGTTATAATGTTTCCATTTATTACCCAAGCTGGTTGCTGTAGATATTCTTTATATTCTTCTTCGTCAAGTAAATCTTCATCGCCAGTAAACGTTTCAAAAACCCTGTAATAATCAATCATCAAAGGATAGTATCTTTCATACCCTCTAATGTATTCATCGCTTTCACCAAAATTAACTATTGTTTGAGTTCCTGGCTCTTCTGGGAAACTCATTTGACCATCATCTTCACGACCTGTTACTGGCCTATCTGTTTGATGAGTTTCTGTTGATGCATTTTTTATAGCTTTTTTATACATAGGGTACAAAGCTTTTGCTTGGTCTTTAGTATAAAGTCTTGATATAATAATATTCTCTGCGTCATCCGCAAATGGATGTCTAGAATTAGGGTCTATGTAAATATCAAGAGGGTCTACATCGTGAATACAAACCTCACCTTTACCCATATCCATCATTGGGTCTACGTAGACCAAAGCTGCTCCCATACCAGTTACATAGTAATCATCAACAACTCTTCTCATCATTGTATTACCTTCTGATATCTGCCAGATATACTCTAATAATCCATTCATAGCCTGGGCTACTTGATTATCACTGTCTTCTCTGGGGGATACTCTAAATTGAGGCTTGTTTGCAGTTATAAGTGCTTTTGCTGCTTCTACTGCTGGGTGGATACGGTTAACGACTAGTGGAGCTTGACCTCTTTCTTCTAGAACACGCTTTTGGTCAGATGTCCACTGCTTACCAAGTCTAAATTCTTTGTCTTCTTGAGCATGATTTGCCCAAGTTTCACGCTTTTCGGAGTATGTTTTAAACAAATCCTGCGTTTCATCAACGAGTTTTTTGCCTGTTTTCTGTGATTTTGAAGAGTAAGCCATCATTAAAACTTAATATTTATAATGTTAACCAGTCAAGTAGTTTATTGCTTTTTATTTCAAGTACTTCTTTAGGGTCAAAATCATCCTTTTTTACCCTACAAGGCTTAGCTCCTTCAAGCGCAGTCCAAACTGCATCCATAATATCATCATTCTTACCCCTAGGATAAGATAGAAACTCTTGTTGAGCTGTGAGGTCTTGAGTCCTAAAATAAAACTCGCCTTTAGCAAAGACTGGTACTAATGATAACAATCTTTCGCTCTTTCGGTTCCGTGGTTTTACACCTTTTTCTAATCCAGGTATATATAAGTTCTTTTCAAGCATCAATGCTCTGGTTGCACTACGTAGTGCTTCTTGATATGCTACTGTCTCTATTTTCATCCTCTTTGGACGATACTTTTCAAATATGTCGATAATTTTCTGAGGTTGTCTCGCAGGGTCGAGTCTTTCTCTAAAAATGTCAACAATGTACTTATTATTGTCAGCATCAATACCAATGGTAGCAATAACAAAATAGTCAGCACGGGCACTAAGACTAGATGCAGGATCAACTCCAGTGTAGAGTTCGACTGGTATAATTTTCTTTTCATCGGCTACCTCTCGTGTTAAACATGGTTGTCCATTAATTCTTTCATAGTCATAATGGTGTAATTGTATATAGTCAGGTTTAAAAGGAGCGTCGTCAGGAGATTGAGCAATATTCATGTATTCTTGATAGAATCCATTTATATTTCCCACACTCTCAAACTCGCTCTTTATTTGCATTATTCTATCTTTAGGAAAACGTTGTGGCCATATACTATTTTCATCATCATCCCAGATGCTATACCACAAGGTTTGCCAAGCGGGGCTGTCTTTAGCCCAATAAAGAAAGCAGTCTTCAGATATAACGGTTCCAATCATTATTATCCTACCCTCATCAGACAATGAAGGTATTACCGCTTCTGTCATCCATTTTCTATTTTTAGTCCTGGCTTCAGGAGTAAATGCATTTAACTCAGACTCAAAGTCGTCTACGATAATAACATTAGGTCTTGTATCACCCTCAATAAATCCACGAACCCTTTGCCCTGTACCCACCGCTACAATACGAGTACCATTCTTTAATATAATATCTGTACCAGTCCACCTTTTAGCTGTAGCAGAACTAAAATCACCATAGATTGCTTTAAAATTCTCACTATGCTCTAAATGGTATTTAATACGAGATAAAAAGTTTATTGACTGAGCTTGAGACTCAGAAACAATAACCATAAACAAATCATCTTCTGGTTTTTTATGCCCTATTTTGTACAACGGAAAGATAAGTGAGCACACTGTACTCTTAGCTGTTCCACGAGGTGCAGCAATAAGAACACGTTTAGTCTCATCATCTTTTAAATATTTATATATATCTCTATGAAACGGGGGCGTGTCTTTAGCTAATGCTTTTGGAAAGCAGTATTTACCAAACCAACCCATATCACGCTCGAACCCAATCTTTTCTTGTTGCAGAGCGTAAGCTGCTTCATAATCACTTTCTTTTTGTATATCTTGCTGTTCCGCTGTTAGTAGGCTTTCCATTATTTTTCTTCTTCTTGTACTTCTTGCTGTTCTGTTTTGATTTCTGCCTGTTGTAACCCATCAGTTACCTCCGTTTGTTTTGCTTTAAATAGTTTTTTCTTTTCTTGAATATCTGCAAGAGTTGTTTCTACAGTGGATGCTTCAATCTGCTGAGTTACTGTCATCTTACCTTTATTCTTCATATCGTTCATATCCATTAATTTATCTAAAACTGTCATGGCTACTTTGGGATCGCCATCCTTACCCATCTGCTCTCCATCCCAATCCATTACCTTGTCTAATACAGCAGCTAATGCTTTAGCTGTATCCATTTTACCAATAGGATATTTCTCAATAATCTTATCTAATTCATCTTTTACCATACTTTGAAAACCTTTTGTTTTAGTTATTTTGGTTATTTCATATCTTTTACTATAAGGAAGAGCACCAAAAGCCATATGAATAGCTTTCTTCTTGGTCATCTTTGGTTGGGCTAATAGATACGCTAACTTCTTATATTCATCTCTATTAATTAAATATTTACCACGATTGTTCTTTCCACTAATAGTATAATTGTTAATTCTGCCTTCAGAGATTACCTTACTATCAGTAGACCTTATAAATGACGGGCCCCATGGATACTTTACACTAAGCTTTCCATTTTTAGTCTCTGAACGCTTTAAACATACGGCCACTTCTCCATCAGAGGAGATGCCATACTCTCCCTCAGAAACTTCATAAGGGTGTTTATACGACAAACCCAGTTCATCCGCTTCTTTTCGTGAATAAACTGGGTATTCTTTCCCAGATACTAGTTCGTATCTCACAAATAAAGTTACTTGCCTCTTTTGTCGTACACACCACGTACAACCTTAGGGGCTTCAACCTTTACTTTCTTTGCAACTTTCTTTACAGCCTTAGCTGCTTTTTTTGCTTTAGCCATTATTGACTCCTTATCTTAAGTATTTGTTGTAAACTTCTACAAAATGCTCAGGATCACCTGCACCCAACTCTGTATTGTAGTATTTCTTCCAATAATCAGCTAAACCTTCTACGGTATTAGGCATTCTCTTTGGAACTCTCCAATACTTTAGTCTACAATGCACAATTCCTGCAGCAATATTCTTTTCTAAAATCTCTTCCCACTTCTTTTCATCAAAATCTTGCCAATGTTTTATATCTACCAAGCTAGCCTCAGCACATTTAGCCATTAATTTTGTACGATGCTTAAGATAATGGGCAAGATTATCTACAGCAGTAGCGGCTTCCACCTGAAAAAAGGAACGAGCAGGCCCATCCCCCATTTGACGTATGTATTCATAACGGCTTTCTACAATACCAGTTGCAAGAACTAGATTAACTGCATCTTCTGAGGCGTATTTGTCTCCCATTTTAGAGCAAACGTCCTCAATAAGACCCTTCATTTGTTTTAAACTAACCATCTTTTGTTTTTTCCTTATCTTTTTCAACTTCTTTAAGAGCACACCCTGCACAATAGTATACATCATTCATAACTACTGTTGCAGGCTTATCACAATCTATGCAATGTCTAGGATGAGGCATTTTCTAACCTTGCTTCCTTCCTTGCTCTTCTAAGTTGAGCTTTATATTGTTTAATCTTTTCGGTCATTTGTCTCTTTAATCTTTTTCTTTGTTTTGCTTCCTTATTAGGCATTTTTTCCGTTAATCCTGCCCTTCAAATATGCTAAATCATCAGTAACATCATTGAGTTCACGGACTATGTCTTCTCTATGACGCTGACTTATGTCGTCAGATTTGTTCCATCTGTCTAACATTTTTAGCACTATGCCTTCTACGTTCTCTATTGTGGACTCCATTTTACCAATATCCACTCTAATCTGGTCTAAATCCTCGTTTTGAGCTTTTTGGCTTCTTATCAAATTCATTATCATCATAACGAACAGGGATACTATGACTCCAATAGCACCATATTCTGCGTATGTTTCCATCATATTTTCTTACCTTCGTTGTTTGGGTATCATTTGTGTACCAGTTAGAAAGGGGTTTCATTTGGATCAGCTTCGCTACCCTGAGCATAAAGCTCTTGCCCTTTCTTCCAAGTATTGTACAGATCAACCACGTTGTCATAGTGCTTTTTCTGTTTTTCTTTCTTCATAAACCCTGTTATTTCAGCCATTTCAGAGTATAACTTTTGATAATCGAGTTTTCCATTATCTTTAATATAGCTGTTAATATACGTATTATTCAAGGATTTTAACCAAAAGCTTATCGTTAGAGTTTACAAAAAAATACGCTTATAATTTATATACAATTATTTATATAAATCAATAATCAAGTATTAGGTGACACTACTCATGGTAAGTTTGTGTATATCAAGACTTGCAAAAACTACAGAATTTTTTCAAAAAAAAATTTTAGATCAGTGCTACTTATCCCATACCCTAAAACATGAAAAATTTATTTTAGATTGGGAATACGTGATATACAGGTTGCTACACCCCATCGAAATTCACGGGGTGGGTTGCCTCTCCCGTTGAATTTGCTGTGGTGTTACAGCAAGTTCTGCCCCCTGCTCATCCCTGCAGGATGTACTTGCAGAATGTATATATCTATTCCATAGTTATACATTCTTCCGATAATCTCACATTGGAGTGTACCAATATGACACTATCTACAGTAGTTGATAAGGCTACCTTCTCAAATACTGCAAGTGGCACAGTCATTACCCATCCCAAGTCTGGGAAGGCTATTGACTTTGAGGTAAACCGTGATAAAGATAACAGTGTTATCTACACGACTAACCTCAAAGCTGTCACTCAACAAGTAGACCGCACCTTTCCAGCAGTATTAACTGCTGATAAAGTCGCGTCAATTGCTCAAGCTTCCAAGAAGCTCAAGCAACCGCTACAAGTTGAGGACAACTGTGACTACAGACTGTCAGGTGAACCAGTCGAGTTCGAAGCTAACGCCGAACTAGACCTACCTGCCAGTATGCAGGCTACGTACAAGCCTATCGTCTCCAGAGACGCTATAAGCTTCTAGTAGCGACAGATAACCTAGCTCGTTGAGCAAGCAGTGGCACTGCTAGGTTATCTTTTTTTATTGCGTGTAACTATATAGGATGCGTATATTATGTATGTATACGTTAGTACACGTCTGACAATATTTATATAACTAATTAATAGTAGCAACTGCCAGCGGAAGTTAACTTAAGATGCTGATTGCAGGGTAATCACGTGGCTGAGAATTATGTCTTGCTGTGGCATAAACGGAGTATTACCAGCTACTATTAATTATGATCATTAACTAATGTTAATAGAATAGGGAGCAAATTATGAATAAAGAAATCATAATTAGTAATTATCGTAAGGGTAAACAAGCCATGCAAATGGTTGTTATCCAGAGACCATCAGGTGTGAAGAATAGAAAAGGTGAACCTGGGGTAATTAGTACAACAGTCCATCGTAAAGCTAATGGTAAGAAAGTATGAAAAAGGATTACATAGAAATAGCATTACGATGGTTCATCATATTAAATGCTTTAGCAATCTATCATTTGATTGTTGGAGCATTAGCAATTCACATTAATAACTGTTAAACAAATAATGTAAGTCCTATGGTAGGGAAGGGGTTTCCTACCTTAGGCGTTTATTAAACTTAGGGAGGTGTTTATGGCACCAATGCCAAGAGGGTTAAGCGTAGAAAACCTTAAAAACCGTACACAACGAGGTATGAAGTCAAAGAATGAGCGTGAAATAGTAACATTATCTGTTTATGCGTCTTTAAATACAGGATGGGTAGATGGTCAAGGTAAGCTACATAAATTAACACCAGGTGGAGCTGGTGAGAAACGGATGCAAGCTTTGTTAAGCAGAGCTGAATCCAAAAAGCGTATCAAAAAGATACAGAAATGGAGTAAAAAATGAATCCAAGGAGAATATAATGAGTTATTATGACACTACTCACTTGAGAGCTCAATTGTCAAAACAGGCTTACAAAGAGCAATATAGATTGTTCTTACTTAAAAACTGTAGGCAAGAAGTTGCAATATTAAAGATTGCAGAAGGAATGGCAAATGGTAAATTTAGTCCAAGTCAAATGTTACATAGACTAGAGGAATGTGGAAGAAACATACCTATTACATCTGTACGCAGAGCTATTTCTGATTTAACCAGAAATGGAGACCTTGTAAAAACAGACAAGCAAGTAATGGGTATCTATGGTAGAAAAGAATATGTATGGAGGCTAGTATGACACCGCATTTACATATTACTATCGTATCATTGTCTTTGTTAGCATTGATCAGCTTTTATATAGCATGGTCAATGTATAAATTGCGTGAATTAAAACAACATATTGACGCAATACATGATTTTGTAAGATTCAAATCAGAACTAGAGTTAGCTAGAGGTAATCCAAGTAAAGCAATTAGTTTATACAGGGATTATATCGAAGGTGACGCATGAGTGATGATGTAGAATGCTGTCAAGAGTGCAGCTACTGGGAAAGCAGAGCTGAAATCAACACAGAAAACGAAATCAAAATGAAAGTAAAAAAGATTGAGGGAGATACTATAATAGCAGTACCAAAATTAAACATACAAACTAATAAACCTGCTGGTGGAACACATAAAGCCAGCAGAGGCTTGGATGTGGAAAGAAAACTTGGTATAATAAAGGCTATCATTAGAAAAAGTCGTGGTTGGCTAAATCTCCCTCGATGATTTAACATTAGGGTTAAACACAACTAATATTAACAAGGTAGTATTGGTTATAAACACATAATAACAGTTTAGCCCTAAAAATTAGGCTACATATCATAAAACTCATAGATTAACTCCTATTTGTTTATACGAAGAGTATGTTAATTAACACTTCACATCTCATTATGTAGCCTATAATTTTCATAAAGGGGCAGTCATTCTAAATGCTGTATAGTGAAATTCACAGCGTCTGATTGCCCCCTCTCTCCAAGGAGTATATTATGATGGATATTTCAATGAATACTTTAGTTGTTACAACTAAGTATTATAAGGGGATTGTAGATGGAGTAAAATTTATTTATGATCCAGAAAACGCACTAAGTTCAGAAAAATGGACATTTGGCTATGATGATAATGACACAAATGACCCAGAATATGAGAAACATCAAAGATTATGGGAAAATAAAGCCAAAAGACGCATTATGGATTTAGTAGCAGCAACGACCAAATGGTCAGAACTAGAAAAGGAGGAGTCGGATGACTCAAATTGAATGGTGTATGTTAGCAATAGGATTCTGCTTCGGTGGAATATTTACAACTCTATATTTCGCATACCCGCTTAGAAAGCTTAAAAGACAAGTTTATAAGCTAAGAGGTCAAGTTTATTATTGGACAAGACAGATGCCAGTAACCGCTAAACGTGGACGACCTGCTAAATCAAAATCTGTTAAATAACCCTAACGTACGGAGGTTAATATGCCAGGAACTAGTGCACCAACTGCACCGACAGTAACTGTCATGTCCTTTCACAATGGTGGAAGGCTTAGGGACATGCAAGGGAATACCCCATCTGAGTTAGCTCAGACTATGGATATCTCTCTTGATGGTGTCGCTATATACGTAGATGATGCTGAAGCCAAGGCTTCTACACCGTTACGAGCTGGACAAGTTGTTTCTTTCCAAAAGAGCAAAGTGTCATCAGGTAGCAAGTAACAAGCACGTCTGCTAAGAGTATGTACTCGCAAGGTAATGTATCAACCAATACCAATAAGGGCCTTGCAGTCATACTTTAATTAATCAATCTTAAATCTAATAATAAAAGGAGATACATATGCTGTATTTTAAAAGTATATTGCCTCCAAGGATAGCTGACGTTGTATCATGTAACAATATTGCAATAGATACTAAAAGCGTTTCTTATGAGAATCGTATTAAAACGTTTTTCTTAAGAGTCTTTGGAAAAGATAAAGGCTTTATTGAAGATGAGGCATACTGGTCACTACTATGGAAAATGTTAAGTGACCCTAACAATCGTTATGGCATAGTTGCTATTGATGGATATTCTGATGATCCATTGGGCAAAGAAGACTATGCTTTAATATTAAATATGAAAGAACCTAGATTACGTGCTAGAAACATACATAATCTGGGTACTATATATATGAAGTTTGATACTGATGGTAAAACATCGTATTACAATTCAACTACAGATTACTTTGATTTTTTAAATCAAGTACCTGCAAGACATCCTCATATATCAAATGGAGAACCTTGTCTAGGTAATTATTCTACTAGACTAAGTAAATCTCAATATGAAGGTAATCCGCTTATGTGGTTAAAAGACATAAATCAATTCTTAAACACCTGGAATGCTAATTCTGCGTATTATAACCTTAATACCACTCCAGAGAAAATGATATTTTATCCACGAAATATTAAACTTAAACCAAGAGAAATGTCTAGTTATAAGTATTTTGGCATTCTTAATAGTGTACAAAGCGATCATCGAACTTTTGCACTAGAGGCTTTAAGAGATGAGCTTATATGGAAAGTAAAATCAACAGATAGAAGGTCAGAGTTTGCAGTAGCTGGATTTGTAGCATCATTGTGTGGTGATATGTATGATAAATTTGCAGGGAACAGTACTGATGTTTATAAAAATAGTAAACATGCAGAATATATTGAAGACTTTAGAATCAATACGGGTAAAGTTTCTAGATTAGATAGTATCGGATGGGATATAATTAATACAGGAATAAACGTACAAAATGAACAGCCTAGAATGATAGTAAGGTCGGATAATGGTTATATAAAGTTTGTTCAACTTAGCAGTGCTTATCTTAATTATCTTACTAGCACTTATTTTGCTGAAGCTCGTTCTGCAATGAAATCAATGGGTTATACAATAGATTATATTATTAAAAGCCCAATTGCTGCAACAAACATACAAAAATACATAATAGAGATAGCACCTATTATATTAGAGAAATATGTAAAAGAGTATGTACCGATTATTATTGAGCAAAATAAAGTTCTAGCGGATTTAACTGTTAAAAATAAAACAAAACGCAGATTAACATGTCATAATCCAGAGATTTATGATGCTGATTTAAATCCAGATACAGTTCATGCAATAGAAACCATATTAAAAGATTATTTTGATCATTACAATAATATCAAAAGAAATCTTAAAAGAACATTCAAAAGTATTCTAGATGAGAAATTTTCATCTCTTGACGTTGATGCAATATACGATAAAAAGACTGAAGAAGTTTTTGAGGTTAATGCATATCCAAAAGCATATGGAAGACCAGGTTCTTTTGATAATGTAGGTTATTACATGCAACATCAAGGTATTTATGATGACGATAGATATAAAAAGCATCTTAAAACATTAGGTATAGAACAATATCCTAAAACGTTTAAAGAACTTATTGTCACTTATGAAAATCTTAAACATAAAGTACATGTAGAAATGTTAACTGCAAAGCAAGAAACACTAAACAAACAAATAATAAAAGAAGGAGGTATGTTGCATTATGGAAGTAAAGCTAATAATACCGAAGAAGATAGCACACAAGTACCGCTATCTTTTGACTAGATTCAAAAACACAGAATGGTCAGGCCCAGCATTTTATCGTATTAAAACTAATGATAATGGGTTTCCAGAAGAGTTTAAAATAGTACATTTCCATCCATTAGACTTAGGTCATGGAACGGCTACTGATTTTGACGCTGGAGATGTGGCATCCATTCTTAAAGAAACTTATCAAAAGTATCCATCTCTAAAGCATTGCTATATGGGACTGATACACAGCCATCATACAATGGGTGCATTTCTGTCAAGTACAGATAAAGACACTATATTAGAAATGGCTCCAACAGAAGGTTTCTACGCTAGTTTAGTCGTAGCAAGTCAAGGTAAAGCAACTGAAGCCTTTGGTTTTAGTTATGTAGATCAATATGGACAAGCACATGCTATGATAATTGACGAAGATAAAATTGATATACAACTACCAGAGTATAAAGTGGAAGATGACTGGATAGAGCAAGCAGATACAATTGAAAAGAATAAACCAGTACCACTTAATAATGTTGGAAAACAAACTCAAATATGGCGTCATAATCAAAACACTCAAACAGCAACCGAAATACGTTTAGCTAAATATTCTAAATCTAAACAAAATAAGATAAGCAAAGTCTTAGATAAGTATGAAGATGGCAAGCTTAATGAAGTTGATGCAGAAGCTAAGCTAGAACGTTTAGGTTGTAATGAAGTAGACATAATATTCTTTATGGATGATGCAAGTAAAACTCAAGCGTATAACTATGGATATAGCTACGGAGGTTACTATGGAGGATACTAGGTTCTTACGCAATAAAGACCTTATCCCTCAGGGTAAGCTTAACAAGATAGCTATTATAGGACTAGGAGGTATCGGCTCACAGCTGGTACCTCTATTGTCTATTATGGGTTTTAAAAATATTGTAGGTTATGACTACGATACACTTGAAGAACATAACTTGAGTACAACATTGTATCCTCAAACAGCTCTTGGGGTAAGCAAAGCTGAAATAGCAGGAAATACATCTAAACTATATGCTGTAAATCCTGATGGTATGAAGTTTCACAACGAACCATATACTGAAAAAAGCCCTGCTTTCCCAAAAATGATTGTTTGTACAGACAATATGGAATCAAGACTGGTAGCTTACAATAAATGGCTAGAACAACCTAATAGGCAACTATTTTTAGATTTGCGTATGGGTGCTATGGCTATGGAAATTGTTACAACAACTAAAGAACATGATAACTACTTAGATACCTGGGCTCCAACACACGAAATAGGTGAAGAGCCTTGTACAATGAAGCATACTATCTTTACAGCTTCAATTGTAGGTGGATTAGGAGTTGATCAGGTCTTTAATGTTGTTGCAAAAAGAGCTTATTATCAGTATATTTGGTTAGGCTTAATGCCTCTACAAATACGAACAGACAACTTAGTAACTAAAGGATAATTATGGACATTAAAGTAAGAAAAGTGTCTACTGATTGGTCTAAATTGCCTCATGGGCTGACTTGGTATTTTATCGGTCAGCCCAAAACGGGCAAGACTACACAGGCTAGTAAGTGGAGCGATAAAGGTTCTAAAGGTGTATTATTAATTGATACAGATTTAGGATCAGACTTTGTTAATGAAGCTAATACTGTTACAGTTACATCTTTAAATACTCCTACTAGACCTCAAATGGTTGATGGTAAGCAAGTAACTAAAGGTGGCAAACCTGTAATAGAAGCTGTCCCTCACGATGAGCGGGGGTATTACCATAGAACTGGTGATGAAACTGGTGAGCCAATGGAAGTATATTCTATGATAGAAGTATATTTCTGGCTTAAAGAAAACCTAAAATCCCTTCCATACGATACAATCGTTATCGATACTATAGACCACGTTAACAGATGGATAGAAGCAGAAGTTTGTGACGAACGTGGACAAGCCGCTATGGGCGAAGGTGCATCATGGGGTGCAGACTGGGCTCAAGCAAGAAAGAAAAATCTTGATATCGTCAAGAAATTTCAAACATTATGCAAGCAACTAGGTAGAAACCTAGTATTAATATCGCATGCAAAAACAACTGTCATAACAGATGGAAAAAGTCAGTTAGGGCCAGAGTTACCACGTGGTCTCTCTTATGCTTTAACTGCATCAGCAGATGTGATAGGGTACGCTACAGCTAGTAAAGAAGATGGAAAATTCTATGTTTCTTTTAAAGCTTATGATGAAAGAACTGTAGGCAGTAGGCTAAAGCCACTTGCTCAGAAAGTTCTTGATTTTGATTATGGTAGCGTAATGAATGAAATCCTAAAATACAAAGAACAGGAGTAAAATATGCCGTTTAGAGGTATGAATCCAGTAGCAGATGCTAAGCCAGAATTTACTGGTACACCAAACTGGCTTGGCTTTCAAGAAGTAGCTATGACTGACGTCTTAGATAGAACAAGTGAGTTCGAAAACTTAGATATGTTTGTTGAAATACATTTTAAGAATGGGAACTCAGAATATCCGTATAAATATGCTTTGCTAGGGACTTTTGATAAAGACCCGCAGGGTAATATTAGCGGAGATAGTGGTCTATTAAAGCGCATAGTCTATCTTTGCGATGCTTTAGGATGGAAAGGTGGAGTTAATAAAGAAGGTGAATGGGTTGATGAAAACGATAAGAAAATCGATGACATCGCTGGTTACCTTAACCTTAACTTTACTGCTGCTAACTACGGACTTAAAGGAGATGATGTTGATCATGAGAAATATTATATTTTTGTTTATAAGAAATTAAACAAGAAAGATAATAAAGCTTATACAACTGTATGTCCTAAAATAGCCCAAAACGAAGATAGGTCAAAAGCTGATTTAGAAAGCTATGTTGACTGGATGAAGGCTAATAAGTACATCGTAGAACACAATGAGAAAGCACCAGAAAATGATGTTTCCAATGGTACCGCTGCCAATGGATCACCATTTGACAAATTCTAGTGCAACTCTATCACGAAATAGCAATAGGTAGCCCTCGTAACAGAGGGCTACTTATTCCAGAAGAACAAGTTATAGACGTTTTACTTAAAAAAGGTAGAAACGAAGCTGTATACAAAAGTCTATATTTATATGACGAAGAAGGCAAAGAGTATCATAAAATTAAAAAGACATTTAAGGACTTTTTAGGCAAAAGATACATAAGAAATGTACTTATAGACATAGATAAAAGCCAAAATACAGATGATTATACACTTAATAAAACAAAAAGTGTATTGTTTGAATTAGAAGAACTTGGAGTACAGCAACGTTCTTACCAAATCTATTTTAGCGGAACTGGATATCATATAGAAATAAGTGAAGAAGTATTTAATTATCCTCAAGGGGATAATGACTTACCATTTATTGTAAAAGAAACAATGAATAATTTATTCAGTGACATAGATTTAGCTGTATACAATAGAACGTCAATATATAGATGCGAAAATACTCTTAATCAAAAATCAAATCTATATAAAATACCATTAAGCCATGAGCAATTGCAAATATGCACAGCTCAGGATATAATGAAAAATGCACAAAGTCAATCAAGCATAGCATTAGATCCTATATGGGGAGATGGTGAATTAGAAGATAAGGTAATACGAGAAATACCGAAAGTAAGAATACTGCAATCAAATGCAGAACCTACCAATATAGTTCCATGTGTTCAAAAGATGTATAAACTTGGCCCCGAAGAAGGATCAAGAAATAATACTTTGATGCGAATAGCATCCCATTTCTTTAGACATGGAATACCAAGTGAAGCTGCAAAGGCTGCACTACTACATTGGAACAACAATCAATTACAAGACAGTGTAATAATTAAAAAAGTAGAAGACACATATAGCGGTGGATATAAATACGGATGTAAAGATGTGTTAATGGAAAAACATTGTCAACCTAATTGTATTCATTACAAACGTAAAGATTATCTCGTAGATGTTAAGAGTAGTGACGAACTACAAACAGAGCTAGCATCACGGCTAGAAACAGATTTTTCTGGACGTGTTATAGATTTAGCTAAGTTATTTGGAGTAGAAGATAAAGACGCAACAATATATCCAGGTGAATTAGTAACTATATTTGGCTCTACAGGTGCTAATAAAACAGCTTTAGCACAAAACATAGTATTAGGGTACAATGCTGAAGACGATGAAATTAAAAGAGAAGCACAAGTACCTACACTATTCTTATCATTAGAATTATCTGGATTTGTAATGCACAGACGAAATCTGCAGATAGTATCAGGGACGAGTAAAGATGAAGTTGTTAAAAACTATCAAAAATTATATGAATATCACAAAGAAGAACTAAGTCATATAATTATGCAATCGGTAAGCCCTACAATACAACAAATACAAGAAAAGATAAAGCAATTACAGCCTAAATGCGTTGTAATAGACTATATAGACCTAGTAGATGTTCCCTACAATAAACGTGGAGAATACGAAAAGCTAAACTATATCAGTCACAGCTTATCTAATATAGCGGTAAATGATGACATTATTATAATACAGATATCACAAGTATCTAGAGATTATTCTCGTAATCAAATAATGGACTTATATGCTGCTAAAGGTAGTGGTGCAATAGAAAACGCATCACGAAAGGTTATAGGTATTACTGGTTCATCAGAAACAGCAGATAAAAAGATGAGCATTTACAAAAATAGTGACGGTGATCTATTTGAAGTTGAACTACAATGGACACCATCATTCCGTTTAAAGAAAAAGCCTACCATGTATAGCCACGCACTTGGCGGTAGGTTTACAATCCAGGAGTAACAATGGTAGTAAACAGAAGCACAACTGATCTCATTGGTGAGTTAATCGAGGTTGAGCAAGAACTTGCTATAACACAAGATTCAGAACGACACGATGAGTTACAGGAGCAACAAACAAAACTCCAAACACAAGTTAAGCACAAAATACAAAACATAGATTATTTTATGGTTGAGCTTAACAAAAGAGAGCATTTAGTTGACGCAGAAATAGAAGCGCTAAAAGACGAAATAGAAAGACTAAAAACAAGAAGGAAAGGACTAGAACGAACACAGACCTTTTTCAATAAACAGCTATTACCTGCCGTAATAGAAGAAGTTGGAAATGAAGACGGTGTATACGAAACTGCAACATCTAGATACAAACTCTATGAAACGTTTGGCCCAGTTGAAATTGATGCACATACTATATCTAACGATTTTAAGAAAGTTGAAATAGTTGAGAAATTAGATAAAGTAAAAGCTCGAAAAGCAGCAATAGATGCATTTAAAGCTGGTCAAGATATGCCACCAGGCATTGATATTGGTAAAGTTAAGAGAGTAAAGCGTACTTAGTAAAACTATTTGTATGTTACAAAATCTTAACAGTAAATTATATAGGGCTCAGTTGTCCTGTGTTGACATCCTTTTGGATAAACATAAGCAGGCAGTGAGTAAAAACACCAACGCTGAGCCCTTATAATTATGAAGTATGATAAAGAAATGTTTAAAGAGGTGTTAGAGCCTCATCATCGTACTTATTGGAAGATTGCTTACACAAAGCTACAGAGGAAAATGCAAAGCCTCAAATCCTCCCTTAAGAAACGATCCGAAGACAATAACGTATTATTTAAAATTGATATGGAAGAACTTCGGAAGATGTTTTATGAATCATACGGTAAAGGTTGTCGTTACTGTGATAAAAAAATGACATTACGCAATATGGTATGTGATCATATTATACCTCTTGCTAAGAACGGTGACAGTACAGTAGACAATCTGCAGCTTATATGTAAGAGCTGCAATACTAGAAAAGGCCCATTAGATGAGAAAGATTTTATCGAACTTATGTTATGGGTAGAAACACTTAAAAATGAAACAAAAGAATATGTGCTAAGAAAATTAGCAAAAGGAGGACGTTACTAATGAAAGTAACTAAAGAACAAGCAAAGATTATATTAACAGCTTTACAAAACCATAGTGCAGAAGCTTATATTAATGGAAACAACGATGAAATGTTAGAGTCTCAAGATATAATAAAAACAATAGAAGAAGAAATGAGTGAAGGAGACGACACCCAAGGTGTCGGTGTTGGCTCCGAAACGGGAATAGAAAGAGATTATTATAACCAAGGTAAACCTGACTGTGAGGTGTGCGATGATTAATAACCATTATTTTATTGACGAAGAAACAGGTGAAGCTGAAAGTTATAAAGACTATATAAAAGAACTACAAGGTGAGCATGCAAATTTAGAGTTAAAGAAAAAAAGAGGGTATAGAGAATATTGGGAAGGACAAGTTGATGGAGTTTGGTTTATATTTACTCCAAGTTTGTTAGGAGAAGTTCATAAAATAGAATATGTAGTTCCAGAAGACCCAACAGTCAAAGAAAAAATAAACAATAAAAAATGGGCAAAAGCAGCCTATTGGCGTATTATAAATTCAGTTAAGTATGGTAGAAAATGGGAAAAGCATAGACCAACTTCATTTTTAAATGAAAAAGGTCGTCATAAAATAAAATGGGATGATAAAAATCACATTTTAACAATTAAAAATGATTATGGAAAGATAAAAGATGAACAATAAACAAGTAATGAAAAATAAAATTAAGCATTTAGAGAATGCATTAATTGAAGCAGACTTTACATTCCAGGCAATGGAATTAAAAATGAGAGAACTGCAAGAAAAAATAAACAAATACAAAATCACCGATGATCCAAAACATCTTATCCAGAACAATGACCTTATTATCGAGCTTATCCAAAAGAGATTAGACATTGGTGCACAAAGATACGGTCAAAACGTACCTATACTACCAGAAGACGACATCACAAGGGACAATTTTTACGAAGCAGTTGAAGAAGCGCTAGATTTATGCGTATATTTAACTGCTTTTATGTTAAGATTGATGAAAGAAAAAGAGAATTTAGAAATTGAAAGAAACAAATCTAAAAAAAATAGCACAAAATGAGTGTGCTAATTGGAGTCTTGGTAACTGCATTGGCTGTGATGTATATATTGACACAGGATATTTAGAAAGAAACAACTGGACACCAGTATTCTTATCTATAAAATCCAAAAAAGCAGACAAGCCTTGTACAGTTGACAAGGGTTGCGAGTATTTTAATAACTTCGTTGTCAAATAAGCTGCTGTACTAACTCTAGTTTTATTCTTTTTCCTAGAGAGTAGCTTATGTCTCAAAAGGGCTCAGTTTTATTTATTTTCCTGAGCCCTATC